AACCTTTCGTCCATCCGCCCGCGTCTAGGCCAGCGCGTCGCCGACGCGCTGAGACACAACCTCCATCGTCAGCGCGTTCGTGTACGTCGCTGGGAATCCTGTCGGGATCGTCAGCACGCGGTACGCCTGGCCCGAGATCGTGAACGGGGAGAGGCTCTGCCCCTGGATGTTTGGCGTGCCGCTCTTGAAAACCACGCTGTTCAGGTAGAGCGTCCACGCGAATTTGCTCGTGGCCGCACCCGCGAGCGTGTCCCCGGTGAACGTGATGTCCATCTTCTGCGCGGCCTTGCTGAGCTGCAGGATGTACTGCGCCGCGCTCCCGCCGGTCCCGTCCTGGAGCTTCGAGAACGAGATCGACACCTTGACGGTCGTGAACGCGTCGCCCGTGGGTTCGCTGATGCGGTTGCCGAACTCGGTGTTGACGTCGTCGGTCTTCAGCGCGCGGTCAACTTCGATCGTGACCTCGTTCACCTGGAGGAGCGCATCCCCGGCCGCGAGGGCGCCGGCCGCCTGGGCGTTCGCCCGGATGACCATCTGACGGAACTGCAAGAATTCGCGGTTGGCCGGCAAGGTGACGGACGCGAAGAGCGCCTGCGTGTTCGTGCCGGCGCTCGTGTTCAGGTTCACCCCGTGCGCACACCCGCGCATCTCCAGCGTGGCCCGCTTGCCCTGGCCCACGCGGAGGGTGAACCCCGTCCACTTGAACGTGGTGAACTCGGCGATGTGGACCTTTCGGTCCAGCAAGAGCGTGCCGAAGATTCCTTCGAGCGTGTCGTTGATCTTGAACACGTGCTTGCGCGCGGTAGTGTCCACCGTCGTCGGCACGCCGGCCGTCCCGAAGACCTGCGCCAGGATCACCTCGAGACCCTCGTACCGCGCCGGCATCGCGATGGAACCACCAAACATCTGGTTCCCGATGTCGGGCAGCCGCTGAACCCCGTTCGCCTCGTTCTGCTCGTCCTCGATCGTCTCCGGATCGGTGGCGATGCTCTCGGACGACAGGGCCAGCCCATCGCCCGCGGCGCACAAGACTGGCGTACCCCAGACGGTGGCCTTCTTGAACGCGGCAAGGGTAAGAAACCCCTTCATGATGGTCATGGCTTACTCCTCGTGTCCCTTCGACCGCGGCGGTGACGGCAGCGTCGTCCGGTCCCGATACGGCTCCTCGACGTGGTCCGCCCGGTCGGTCTTCCTGACCTGCCCGCGGGCCAGGAGGATCTCCCCGTGCTCGTCGGAAACTTCATTGACGCCGGGAACGAGAGCGATCGCCAGATCGGGGATCTCCTCCGTGCCGGGTCGATCGAAAAACACCTTCATGGCCTCACCCCTCTCGTTCCTTCGCGCGAGCGCGGTACTTCCGGAAGCCGGCCGCAACCTGGTCCTCCTCGATCGGCTCCTCCGGGTAGAGCGCGTTGAACCGCGTCTCCAGACGCGCGACCTGCGCCGCGAGGGCCAGCACGAGCACCTCAAGCTCCTCCACCGTCATGGCGCGCTCACCAGGTGCGAGTACCGGACGACGATCCGCAGAAACACAAGCGCCCAGCCCTGGAGGAACGTGTGCTCCGGAGTCCGGTCGATGATCAGCACCTCGAGGTTCTCGACGCCGAGGGCGCCGAACCAGGAAAGTGGCGTCGTCGAATCGTCGAGCAGCCGGCGCTGAACATCCCTGGCCATCCGGTTCTGGAGCTTCCAGCGGTCCGGGTCGGGCGGGTTCAGCGGGTTCTCGCTCGCTGGAGCAAACCGCGTGGCCAGCGCCAGATCCAGGCGCATGTCCCCGTGCAGCGTCAGGGACGCCTCCTCGACCTTCTCCTCCTCGTCAGGGATCAGCGCATAGATCGTGGAGAGGCTCGCGTCCAGGCACTGCTCGGTCAGCGTGGGCGTCCGGATCACCCGATCGGGCGTGAACCAGTACGTGGCGCCGTTGTCCTCGGCAATCCCCTCCAGGCGCGTCCGGATCGCCTCCACGACGCCCTCGGCGATGCTCTCCGCCATCAGCCGATCACCCGGTCAGCCAGCTTCTGCATGCCCTTGTCGATCTCCTGGGCAATGCGGGGGAGCGCCTCGCGCATGGCCGCCTGGGCGGACGGCTGCGCGGGGATCCTGGACCCCGGGTGGCTGACCTTTGTGGCAAAAGCCACGGCGCCCCCTGGGAGGTGTAGGGCCAGAATCCCCGCGTTCTTGGGCAGGATCACGTGCGGCTGCGTGCGCCCGCCCGTCTCGATCATCGCGGCCAGGCCGCGCAGCAGCAGCCCGCCGTGGATGACGTTGCCGGACCGGGTCACACGCTGGCGAGGCACCATGAGTCGGGCGCCCTTCGCCTTGCGGCCCCACAGCGCCCGACCGACGCCGGTCCGGCGGATCCGCTCGATCACGAGCCCACGCGCGAACGTCATCCCGCGGCGGATGGCGTTGATCTGCTCGCGCCCGGCTTCCTTCCCGAAGCGCTCCAGAGCGTCAGCCATCTGCTCGGGCGAGAAGACGTTCACGAGGCGCGCTCCCACGTGCGGCCGAAGCTGATCGGCCGGCGGTAGTGGTTCAGGATCTCCTTCATGCTCGGCGGCATGTAGCCCATGAACCGCGTCACGTTCCCCAGCGGGTCGGACATCGAGGAGATGCCCCACTGCTTCCGGTCGCTCTCCTGGGCGATCGAGGCCGCGACGAACATGCAGACCTGCCGGAGATCGTCAGGGACCACCGCGGCGGTGGCGTAGCCGGCGGAGAGGATGACCTGTTCGGCGCGGTTTCCTGGCGCCCAGAAGGCGGGCCCGGAGCCGGCGGAGAGGCGCCTGATGATCCCCCTCGGCTTCACGAGCTCGTAGTCGGTGCCGACCACAAGGAGCGTCGTCCCGTTGTAGACGGGCGGCGCCGCGCTCTCGTGCACCGAAGTCACGGAGATGATCGGCCACTGCGACGTGTACAGCTCCGAGACCCTCGACCACGAACCGCCGAACGAGTACGGGTCGAAGGCGCCCGCCGCCCAGCGTGGCGAATGGAACTCCGTCAGGTCCCCGCGCGTCACGATCTCCCGGTCAAGCTCGCGCTCGATCAGAGTCGTGGCCACGTTGATCGCGTTCGTCAGGTTCGCGTCCGACGCGGCGCCGCTCGCGCCCAGGTACGCCTTGAAGTCGTCGAGCGAGCACATCGCGTACGCGGAGGGCGGCACGCTACTTCTTCCTCATGGTGCGGGTCACAGCCTTCTCCGGCTCCGGCCTCGTGGCCGTCTGAGGCTCAGCAACGGCACGCTGGACCAGGCCGCCCTGAATCCGGATGACGGCCAGCTCGTCAGACATCTCGAACTCGTCGCCCACGGAGTGAACCCCGGACTCGTCGTGGAACGACGTCAGCGCTCGGACCTTCATGAGAGCGGATACGGCTCGTCGCAGAGCCCGCGCTCGTACCAGTCCTGAGCGAATGCCTCCTCGACCTGCTGGACGGAATACGCCGGGTAATTGAACTCAGTGCTCCCGATCGCGTCCTGGACCTGCATCTGAACCAGCACCATGGCTCACCCCTTCCTGAGCTTGTCCATGTCACCCTCACCCGTCAGATAGCCGTCCTGAAGGTTCGGGGCATCGGCAGGCGTCGGAGGCGCAGGCGGAGTGGTCGGGACTCCTGGCTGTGATGTCGGCCTGTCCGCAGGAAGGGCTTGCGTAGGCTGCGCCGTGCCCTGCTTTGGAGACTTGAAGTTACCCATCTAAGACTCCTTCGTAACGGCGCCCAGCGCGGCGGCCTCAGCGACCGCGCCGAGCGCACGGCTTCAAGCGAGACGGAGGTAGCGAACGGCCGTCGTGTCGACCAGGTTGCCATCCGAGCGGGTGATCGCCAGGAACACGACCTGCCCGTTCAGCAGGCGCAACTCGTCCGCGCGGTAGAACTGCGTGCCCATCGCGTCGCGGATCTTGTAGGCGTTGAAGTCTCCGAACAGGACCAGCCGCTTCGCCGTGGTGAACGCGCTGTCCATGTCGTTGTTGATGATCACGGGGACGCCGAGGATGCGATCCGGCTCGCCAACCTGGAGGGACAGCTCCCACAGGTAGCGGTTCTGGCTGTCCTTCAGCTTTCGCAGGACTCCCGCCGTCGAGTCGTGCATCATGAAGGCGGTGTTCGGCCGCCCTCGGTAGGCGATGTCCACGCTGTGATAGAGGTCGATCACTTCGTCCCAGATCAGCGCGTTCGTCGCCGCTGCGGTCTTGCCCAGGCTCGCCTGGACCTGCACGCCGAAGGGCAACGTGGTCCCGGCGCCCGCGGTGAAGTCGGCGTTCTGCTTCCGGCCGATACGCGTGCCCAGCGCGGTGCCCAGGTAGACCGGCAGGTTGATGCTGGAGTCCTGGAGCAGCTCCCACGGGACGATCACGGCCTTGCTGGAGTACTTGAACGCGCCGAGCGTCACGACACCGAACGTCGGGTCTGCCGTGGTGGTGATCGCGCCACCGTCCGCCACGATTTCACCCGTGTTCGCCGTGTCGTCCGTGGTCGGGATCGGGAGCGGGTTCCCGCCAGACGTGATGTAGACCTCGGCCACGTTCCGCACGCGGCCATACCACTTCTGGATCTCCACGTACGCCTTCATCATCTCGTCGGGGATGCTGGCCTGGCCCTGCGTGGCGGTCACGGACGACAGGGCGCGGGTCTCCAGCTCGTTGCGCATGTGGCGGAAGCCGAGGCGCTGGGCGGCCTCGACCTCGTGCTGCGCCGCGCCCTCGCCGCACGCCCAGGCGCGGAAGGCCAGCCGCACGTCCTGCTCACGGGTGTTCTGGACGACGGCAAGACCCGTCCCCGTCCTCCGTCCGCGGCTCTCGGAGAGGATCCGCTCTTCGGCCTGGTGCAGCTCGATCCGGTCCAGGGTCTTTCGGATCTCGCCCATCCGAGTATCCATCCGGTCGAACTCGACCTGCTCCTCGGACGTCAGCGTCCGCTTCTCGGAGGACGCCTTGTCGAGGATCACCTTCTGGTCCTCGTGCAGCTTTACTCTCTCGGCAATCAGTTCCTTTGGATCCACGGGCGCCTCCTAGCGCGTCGCCAGGACCGCCCACAAACACAAAGGGCGCAGGGCCTGGCGGAAGTTGGGTAACTCCCGACTCAGCGCCCGCGCCCTCTTCGGAGTGCAGCGGATCACTTAGAACGACCGCCCCGGACGGCTCAGCGCCCGCTACGGTCGAGCTTCTACGTCTCGAAAATCATGCTCCCCGAAAAACCTCCGGAGTGTCAAGAGATTCGATACGCGATGGCTTCACGGCCTGGAGGACGAACGAGAAGCCTGTCCCCTCGTCCTCTCCGGCCACGTCGGCGAACACGCAGCGGAAGTCGCCTTTCCACAGCCAGCGGAAGTCTGACATCGCCGTCTTCCCGACCTGCAGCCGATACTGCTCCTGGTCCAGGAATACCAGCGACCCGGACGTGATGACGCGGGTATGGCTGGGGTCTCCCCAGGCCCAGAGGCTCTTGTAGCTGGGGCACGTGGCCGCTAGATAGCCGCCCGGCTTCAGGATGCGGTACGCCTCGGCGAAGGTGGCGAAGAAGCTGTAGACGTCGCCCTGGTGGCCCAGGTGCTCCAGGATCTCGTATCCGTGCACCTCGTCGAATGTGTCCTGCTCGAAAGGCCAGGAGTCGCTCTGCAGGTCGAAAACCACGTCAGGCCGGTGGGCTGCGTTGCTGTCGAGCGTGACCAGCCTCGTCCAGTCGCGCCGGCCGTTCACCATGACGCGCCTGTCGCGCGTCGAGCCGCACCCGATCAGCAGTTCCAACCTACAGCCCCGACAGCCGGTGCCGTGCGGCGTACACCTCGAGCGGAACCTCTGGCGCCTGGGCTGGCGGCGCCGCAGTCTCCTTCGCCCGGTCCAGCGCGCGTGCGGAGACCGTGGTGGCCGGGTATGCCGGGTACGCGACTACAGAGACGTCCACGAGCTCCAAGTCGATCAGCTCCCGGATCGCCTCGCCGTCCTGCATTCGCCACTCGTCGGTCAGCGTCCGGAAGGCGAAGGACATCCCGTCCAGGTCTCCGCGCTTGACCGAGGTCACGGCATCGCGGGCGGCCTGCGTGTCGGGGGGCTCGATCTCGGCGCGCAGCCCCTTCTTGTCGACAGTCAGCGTGAGCGTGCCGGCCTTGGTGCGGCCCAGGATGCGGGCGGGATCATGGTCGACCAGCGCACGCACATCGTGCTTTTCCTTCAGCGCGCGGTCGAAGGCGCCGGGCATCACCATCTCACGGAAGCCCATGTCCTCCGAGAGTGAGTTGAAGACGGCCGCGTAGCCCACGATCTTCGTCGGCTTGCCCTCCTCGGTCCGCACCTCGACGCCCGTCATGGTCCGGCGCTCGATCTCGCTCATGCTCCCTCTCCTCGGCCGTCCAGGAGCGTCGTGATCTCGTCCACGAACTCCAGCGCGGCGCCCCACCGTCGATCCATGCAACGCTCAACCTCGGCCTCCAGATCCGATGCCTTGAGGGACAGCAGTTCTTCCTTCGAGCGGTGCAAGTAGCCAGCGCCCAGCCGTTCCAGCACCTGGCCCGGATCTTCTCCTGGACCGTATACGTCCATCAGGAACCTCACTGCAGGCTCAAGGCAGCCCCTCAGCACCCCTGGCGCGCCACCATAGAACTCCTGCACAGCCGCCTGGAACCCCTGCGGGCCCCTCTTGGAGGCCCGCTTGGTCGCCGCCGCCTCGCGGCGCACGAACCGGCCGAGCCCGTCTACGAGCAGCGCCCGCCGCGCCGCAGCCATCCTGGCCTTATTCGCCGGTGCCGGATCTGGCTCTGGGGCGGGAGCCGGCGCTGGAGGCTCCGTGCCGGCCTCCACCATGTTCACCGGCTCGAGGTAGCGGTCCCCGTCCTTGCCGATGTCATTCATGTTCTCGCTGCGGCGGATGTCGTTGACCGACATGAAGCCCCACTGCCGGCCCAGGCCGTATGCCTGGTAGCGCACGGCAGTCGGGATCGCGCGTGACCGGGAGTCCATCAGGTGCTCGGCGTAGTAGGTCGACCGCTGGGAGCGCGGGATCAGCTTCCGCGAGCACTCCTGCTCGACGCGGACAAACCATGGCAGCAGGGTGTCCGTCTCGAACTCGATCTGCTCCGTTTCGATGTTCCCGCCAGGCCGCTCGCCGGTCCGGTGCTTCAACTTCGACGGCGGCAGGTTGAACCAGCGCGCCACCTCGACCACCTGGAACTCCCGGGTCTCCAGAAACTGCGCGTCCTCAGGCGGGATTCCGACCTTCTC